TCGCCTACCAGATCCTGGTCGGCGGCTCGCGCAGCTGGAGTCTCTAGGTGGCGAAGGCGTGGGCCGAGCGCATCGCGAAGCGCGACCGCGACAAGCGCGCAGCGGCGTTCTTCCGCTGGTACATCACTGCGCACATGATCGGCCGGGTGGGTTAGGTGGCGAAGGCGCAGGACGCTTCGGATCTCCGCCACCGCGTCGCGCTCCAACAGCCTGCGGACACGCCCGACGGCGCAGGCGGCTACACCCGCGCCTGGACGACGATAGCGACGGTATGGGCACAGGTCACCCCCGGAACCGGCGGCGAACGCGTCATCGCGCACGGCCTACGCGAACAATCCCCCTACGACGTGCGGATCCGTTACCGCTCAGACGTGACAGCGGCATGGCGGATCCTGTGGGCGACGACCGACCCGTACGGCAACGCGATCAACGTGACGCTCGACATCCAGAACGCGACGACCGAAGGCCAGGAGTACGTGTGGACAGACTTGCATTGCATGGCGGGTGAGGGTTCGTGACGACGCCCGACTATGCGGTGCAACTCGCCTTCTACGCGCTCCTCAACGGGCATGTCGGCGCTCCTGTGTTTGACGAGCCGCCGGAGACGACGAACCTGCCGTATGTGACGATCGGCGAGGCGACGACGACGCGGGATAACAGGTTCGGGAAGACTGGTCGTCAGGTGCTGGCCGGCGTCCATGTGTGGACTCGGAGCGGCGGCCCGTTCAACCAGGGCGGCTTCAAGTCGACGGGCGTGGTCGCGGAGGCGGTCGACGCGCTGCTCGACGGGGCGACGCTTGACTTGTCGGCGAGCGGGTGGCACGCGGTGGGGTGTGACCTCGACCAGTCACAGACGCTCAGGGATCCCGACGGGATCACGCGCCACGTCGTCCTCACCTATCGGGTGTGGGTCGAAGCGGCCTAGCGGGCGCGGACGACGATCGCGTCGGGGACGGGACGCTGCCACGTCATCCCCAACGCGCTCGTGATCCCAAACGAGCTCCGGCCCCGCACCCACGAAGTGGCCGACCCGCCTGAGTCGAACGTGATCGCGTCTACGACGCCGAGGCGGCGGAGGACTCGCGCGGCTTGCGGCATCGACGCGAAGCCGACCTCGGCGATCCCCACACGCCCGCCGCGGAACCTGACGACGCAGGAGCGGAAGCACCCGTTCGGCCCGTCCGACCCGCGCGGCCCACACGAGACTTGGGCGGTGCTCGCCCACGGGAACCGTGATTCGCGGACGCCGTTGCGGATGAGGTACGCCTCGCCCGCCACGATATTCCCCGCCCCCGCCTTCTCCGCAGCCGCAGCGCCGAAGACGATGTTGCCGTTACGGAGAAACCCGACCGTCGGATGGGATAGGCCGGCGCGGTTCGCCCACACGCCGCCGTGTCGCAGCATCCCAACAGGCAGATGGGTGCGGAACGAGAAGGTGCCGCCGTTGATCGCCGCGAACGACCCACGCGCCCACGACGGAACCGACCGGGGCTGGCCGTACGTGACGACGGCGTGGGCGTACCGGCCCGGATACCACTTCACTATGCGGACGCCGTGCTCGTCTATGCGGTAGTGGCGGACGATGGCGATGGGGTGGTGGTGCGCGGTCATCTTGTGCTCCTAGGGCGTCGAGTGGTGTAGTCCACACAGTAACGCCGCGCCGTGCCATCGTCAAGGTGAGGAGACGGCATCCGTCGCTGTGGGTACGCTCTAGGTGTGAACCGGGACGCCGTCGCCGCGCAGCTTTTCGCGATCCGCGCGCAGATCGACGCGCTCCTCATGCAACTCGAACCAGCGCACGACGAGCCGAAAGAGTGCCCGCACCCACCCCAAGCCCGGCGAGACTTATCCGTGATGGGAAGCGCGGAACGCTGGCACTGCCAAGTCTGCGGCTTCGACTACGACGGCGCTGACGCCGAGGAGGAACCCAGATGAGCGCTCTTGCTGGCCGCGGCGTCACCGTGTCGGTGTCGACCGACGGCACCGTCTACAACGCCGTCACCGAACTCAACTCGTGCGACATGAGCCTGGCGGGGAACACGCTCGACGTGACGCAGTTCGGAGACGCGTTCGTCGAGAAGATCCAGGGCATTAGGGATTGTTCGTGGACGCTGGATGGATTCTTCGACCCGTCGAACACGACGGGCCAGGTCGCGATCCGCTCTGCCCTCGTGAACGATACGGCGCTCTACGTGAAGATCGTGTGGGACGGGACGCACAGCATCCTCCAGCAGGTCAAGCCGAGTAAGTTCGAGGTGAAGGCCGGCGTCGCTGACACGGTCGCGGTGTCGATTACTCTCGACGGCACGGCCGCAGTCACGATCGTCTAGATGGCCGCGAACTGGACGTACACGACGGGCGGCGACGGGGAGTGGTTCTTCCCCGGCGACTCGGCCTGGACGACCAGCTCGTCGGGCTCCAGCGCGACGATCACGTTTACCTGCTGCCGTACGCCAGAGACGAGGCTCGAGCGGTTCGCAACGTGGTATTGGTGCCGGTACGTGCTCCGTGATCGGTGCCTGTGCAAGGTCGGACTCGGCCGCCTCTGCGGATGGCTCGAAGATCGGATGGGCTAGGTGGCGGCTCTCCCAGGCAGGAGCGCGCAGGTCAAACTCTCCGGCGCGGGAGTCGCGACGACAGGCGAAGCGACGACCGACGTGGGCGGCCTGCACACGACGTACCAGATCACGAACACGGCGCACCAGGTACTCGACCCGCAGGCCGTGGTGACGGTCAAGAAGAACGGCACCATCCAAGCCGCGAACCTCTACACGTTGGACAGGCTCTTCGGGCGTGTGACGTTCCTCTCGGCGCTGTTGGGGTCGGACACGGTGACGATCGACGCGACGTACCTGCCGATGGCGGTAGTCGCCGCCTGCCACGACTTCGACTACAGCATCACGAGCACGAACGCCGACGCGACCACGTTCGACAGCGCGGGGTGGACGGAACGAGTCCCCGTCCTCGGCGATGTGCAGGGGACGCTCGACAGGTTCTGGCAGGCAGATGAACTCTTCATGGCCGCCATCAACGGATCGACCGGCGTCGCGATGCTCGAGCTGCGCGAATCCTCGGCGAACGCGGGCGCGCGGATCTGGTGCCTCTTCTCCAAGAGCGAGGTGAAGGCGTCGCCGTCCTCGTTGATCGATGAGGCGGTCGCGTTCGAGGGCGCGGCCGACGCGAACGGAAGGGCGGTATCCACCCCATGAGCACTCTCAGAGACGCGATCCTCAACGCCGACGACGGCACGAAAGAACTCGTAGACGTCCCCGAGTGGGGCGTCACAGTCGAGGTCAGGAGCATGACCGGCACGCAACGCGCCGCGTTCCTCGCCGCTTCGGTAGGCGCTGACGGGAAGCCGGACTTCAAGCGGACGTATCCGACGCTCATCATCCAGACGACGTTCGACCCCGAGACTGGTGAGCGCGTCTTCGAGGATGCAGACAGGGACGCTTTGAACGAGAAGAGCGCCGCCGCGACCGAGCGGATAGCGAAGACGGCGATGCGGATCAGCGGCCTCGCCGAGGATTCGGTGGAGGCGGGAAAAGGCGTCTAGCCCAGGGTGAGCGCCAGTTCTACTTCGTGCTGGCCGAACAACTAGGTTGCACCGTCCGCGAGTTGCTAGAGCGTGTCGACTCGGCGGAGTTGACGGAGTGGATCGCGTTCCACGAGCTGCGCTACGAGGAGCAGCGCCGCCAAGAGTCTGCGCCGAGCGGCGAGGTTAGGCTGGGCGGCGCGGAAGATGTCGCGGGCGTCCTGGACGCCGCGAGGCTCGCACAAGGACTCCCACCAGCATGACCACCAAGAGCACCGCGTTCCCCGCTAGGAACAGCGTCGTCCACACCGCGCCATACGCGAGGTAGGCGACGAGTAGGACGGCGAGGATGGGCCAGGCGAGCGGGAACACGATCATGATGAGCCATTGCGTGCCGCTGACGTGCCAGCCGAGCCGGTTGAGGGGTGGAGTCCACATACGGGCTCAGTGTATGTTCGTCGGTGTCCCGTGTCAAGGAAGGTGCGCCAGCCGGCACCGCTTGGGCGACGATACGGGGTATGCCTGGGATCTCGATGAGCGTGAACGGCGGCGCAGAAGTCAGCGACGCGATGCGCGCTTGGCTCGTCGATCATGACGAGGCTGTGAAACAGGCCACCTTGCGCGCCGCGGTGGATTGTGAGCGGGAGGCGAAGATGCGGACGCCCGTCGACTTCGGGCGGCTCCGCTCGTCGATCACCTACCGATTCTCTGACGACGGGTACGCCGCCGACGTCTACACCGACGTGTCGTACGCCGCGTATGTCGAGTATGGCACGCGCCCCCACATGCCGCCCGTCGCGGCGCTCGAAGACTGGGCGGCTCGGCATGGCGGGAGTGCGTGGGCGCTCGCGATGCACATCAAGAAGTACGGCACCAAGGAACACCCGTATATGCGGCCGGCGTGGGAAGCGGTGAAGCCGCGGTACTACAAGGATCTGGTCGAGGCGCTCAGGTGACGGTAGGCGAGCTCGTAATCAGGATCCGCGCCGACGTCGACGCTTTGGAGCGCGGGTTGGCGGAGGGCCGCGCGGAGATCGAGGCTTTCGACGAGTCGGTCAGAGGGTCGAGCGACAGCATCGACAAGGCGAACGGGTCGTGGATCTCTTGGGCCGGCGCGTTGAAGTTCGGCATCCCGATCGTGTCGGGTGCGGCCCTCGCCGCACTCCAGATGACGGGGAACCTCGGCGCGCTCGGCGCGGCGCTGCCCGTCGTGACGGTCGCGCTCGGAGCGTTCCTCGCGCCGTTCGCGAGTCTCGCTGCGATCGTCGTTCTGCTCATCGGGCCGATGGCGGTGCTCATCGGCCTCGCCGGGGGATTGGCCGCCGCGTTCGGATTCACGTTTATGAAGGAGGCGGCCGATAAGACGAGCTACCTGTACGGGAAGGTGCAGCAGCTCGCGTCGATGTTCCAACACCTGCTCGGCGTGCTGGCGCAGGACTTCAAGCCCGAGTTCATGTTCCTGATCGACTCGGCGCAGAAGGCGATCCTCTACTTCGACAGGCTCGCGCATATGCCGCTCGCGGAGGCGTTCAAGAGCCTCTCAACGACTGGCGTAGCCGCCGTCGCGAAGTTCTTGGAACAGGTCGGCCACCTGATCGCGAAGCCTCTCCGTCTCGCTGTCCAGTTCGCGTTCGGGACGGGTGGGAATAGCGCGAACTCGGCGCTCGGCGGGTTGTGGGCGCAGGTACGGCGTTTCCTCGCCGCGCCGGCCGGCGGCAAGCCGAGCATCGACGCGACGATCGAGAACTGGTTCGGCGCTCGAGACTTCACCGCGATCGGGATGCGGTGGGGAACCGAGTTGGCCGGCGCGTTGATGACCTATTTTGGGCAGGCGCTGCAACACCTGTTGAGTTCGCGGGGAGGGAAGATGATCCTCGGCGGGGCTGGGGTTGGTACGGCGATCGGCGCTGCGTTGGGCGGCCCGATCGGCGCTGCGCTGGGACTCGCGATCGGTAGTGCGGCGGGCATCGTCCTGAACCATTACTGGCCGCGGCTCCGCGCTGGGGGGATCCAGGCGTTCGAGTCGGTGAAGGCGAAGGCGATCAGCGTGTTCCATGAGATCACGACGGCGCTTGAGCATTTCCTCGGCCCGACGACGTGGGCGAACCTCGGCGCGATTGCGAGGTCGGTGTGGACGATGATCCGTACCGTCGCGGTGGGGTCGTTCCGCGCGGCTATCGCGGTCGGGCGGACGGTGTGGGCGGTGTTCGACACGCTCGTTATCAAGACTGGGTTGTGGAAGGTGGCGCTCGCCTTGGTGAAGGCGGTGATCTTCGTTGTCGCGGCGGTGTTGCGGCCGGTCATCGCGATCATCGCGCGGCTCGTGTCGGAGGCTGTCCGCCTCGGCGGCGTCTTCAACGGCGCGGTGCTCGCGGGCGTGAGGGCGGTCTACGGGG